CTTTCCACCACCGAAAATTGATTTCATCAATCCCCCAAATCCTAGTGAGGGAAGCCCTGAGTCGTGAGTATAACCAGCAACTCTGTCGGGATTGTCGGGGTCCATAACGTAGTTGAACGCCCCGTCCTTTACGTTTCCTTGTTTGGCAGCGAGGTGCGCTGCATATGCTCGCTTGCCAAGCGGGTCTGTTCTTTTACTAAGCGCAAGAGCTTGAGCCTCAGTTAATCCACCCTGACCACGCGGTGCGCCTGTGGTTAGGTCTTGTCGATTTAAAGAATAGGGGTCATAGCGAGCCGCGTTCATGCGGCTGAATATACCCCTAAGGCCCGTTGGTTTGGTATCAGCTAGCTTTTGCTGGGCTGGTGTTCTGTAGCCTAAGTAATTTCCTTTGGAGTCGTACCTATCGCTAGTTCCAAGAGGAACCTTACTGACCATGTCAGCGTATTTTTGAGCTTCTCTCCTATTAGCGAATTGACTGCCCATCGTTGCGGTGTCTTCGTTTACATAGTCATATTGAACGCTAGGTCTGTTGTAAGCATCCCCAAAGTCTGTTCCAGAAGGGTTACCGCCTGAAGATTCATCATCCCCATAAGTTCCACTAAACGAATCATTACTGTCGTCAACTGGGTCTTCATCGTTGTAATCGCCAAAGCTACTTCCACCACTGTCAACCCCCATACCCTCGCTCATAAAGAATGACATGATGCCCATTGGGCCGGGTTTCCCAGCACCGCCAGCGGCTTTTAGCATCCCACCTTCTTGAGGTGTAATGTAGGCCAGCATGTGTTCCTGACCAGCAATATCTGCGGTGAGGGGTGGACCGCCGTTTCTCATCCCACGTTGTATAACGCACATTATGCTAATATCCCTTTGTTTCTCATGGCTTTGATTAATGTCGCTAAGACAGCGGCAACGTCAGCAGTGCTTGCAGTGCCAGCATTTAATGTTTTTGTTTCCGTAAAGTTAGAAACAGCAAAGCCAACATCAGGGTCACCTGTGTTGGCTGCTTGGTTAATTCTTTCTATTTCGTTTTCAAGCTCGTCTATCAGTACATCACCCCAGTACTGCATGTCGTCCATCGGGCGAGGTAGTACCATTATCTCTCACCATCTGGCTGCATATCGACCCTTGTATGTCCCAGCCGCCAACTTGTCCCGACCGCATCTGACTCGACCTTGATAGACAGTTGCCGTCCTCGCACCCTTGGATTAATTTTTGTCGTAGTAGGGGTGATTGGAAATGGTCCTTTAGTTGCAGTACTGGACATAGCGTCTTTTCTGGTGGAGAAGGACATCTTCGCTGTTCCGTCAACGATAAGGTCTGGAAGCGCACGTTGGATAAACATAACTTCTTGACCATCTCCGATATCCATGTCGGCACTTGTAATGAACGAGTCCATTGCCGCGCCATCATCATCACTCCCGATTTCGTGGGAGAACAGATATCCTGTTGTTCCTGCACCAATGTTGTTCGGGAAGGTTGATGCGTCCGACCACGCCGTCCGTGGCATGGTTCCAACATCCCAAACGTTCTCACGATAATTATACTTAACATATCTATTGTTCTCGTTACTGCTTGCGTCTGGATAGAACCAGAACACCTCACTGTGTTCTTTATCTAGCCCAGCAACCACCTTCTCAATTTGAACTGAATTTAAATTTTCAAATACAAAGTTATTTACAGGGCCAACTAACGGCCTGACCGAACCGTCAAAGGCAAAAAACTGTTTAATCCCCATCCAGTAAACAATACCACCAACCTCTACCGCTGCGAGTGGCCCACAAAGACCGCAACCAGTAGCAAGCTCCCTGAAGCCGAAGGTGTATGGTGGTCCCCTGAATGTCATCGAGTGCAGACTTGTATCAGTGTATACCAATATCTGACCGCGAGTTCTTCTTGCACCGACAATTTTAGAGCCACCAGTAATACGTTGAGTGCCAGCAGTGTTTGTTGCGGCAGAAGTCCAAGTGTTGGTTGTCTCTTGACTTGCAAAAGCAATGGTCAAAGGGTCATCAGCACCAAGAGCAATCAGGTGTCTGTCAGGAGTGGAGACAATAACTCCTCTTGTGGTGTTTGGTGTGGCTGAGTCACTTGTATATGCATCGTTAATAAAGAAGGCTCTGTTGCCTACACCGTTGCTGGCATCCCACTGTATCAATGGCTGACCAATTACTGATGCAACCAAGTCCTCGCCAAGAATATCAAATGACCAAGTTCGCGCATCAACCTCAATACCAGTTGTGTTGGCTGGAACGTTCCACCCGCCGCCGACTCTTGATGTATTCCACGTTCCAACCCCGTAACCAAAATCAAACACAGATGACGCTTGACCGGGATTTAAAAGATAGGAAAAGGCTACTGTCCCGCCCGTGCTAGAAGCTGTAGCGGATGCGTTGCCGCTTGCTGTTGCCCCCACAGTCAGGGGAAGTGAAGCGTCAATTGTAAACGTGTTTGTGTTTACAACAGTAATTTCAAACTCTGTGTTTGCTGCCCAAGCTACGCCACTGAAGTTAGCTGCGCCTAGAATGACGCGATTACCAGTGTTCATTGAATGTGCGTTTGAAGTGATGGTGACAATACTAGAGCCACTTGTTACAGCAAATTTATTAACTAGGTTCCCAGTAGAAAATGCAGGAGTTACATCATAAAGCACACCACCCTTGTAAATATAAAGATGAGTGTTTGTGCCAACAGCAATTAGTGCGCTTTCGTTATTGTCCCGCCACTGGATGAGACCCCGACAGGAACCACTAAATTGATTTTGAGTTAGCTTCTGCCATCCCTTTAGTTTTTCTGGTTTACCATTCCAGAAACGTATTTTGTCGCTGTCTACCCAACGACCCTCTGATGAATAGCTTGTGTCATCTTTTACAATTCCCGCTGCGAATTTTAATGTAGCTAATGGCATTATGCTGATGCCCCATAAAAGTTGGACATTGAAATTAAATTGCTTGTTGGCACACTACTGTTGCTGGAAATCGTGATGCTGCTGTTGTTATAGCTGCTGCCGCCAACGTAAACGTATATCACCGCCCACCCAGAAGACGGGCCGCTGCCGACAGTCCTAATAACCTGACCAGAGCTTACGCTGAGAGTGTTCGTGGCTGAAGTCGTGGTGTTGTAACCTACAGATAGACTGTGTGAGCGAACCTGACTACCGTTTACATACATAGTGACGGTGGCTGTTCCGCTACCTTGTATGTAATAACCAACGTAATAATTATATGTTCCGGTTTTATTGACAGTAAAGTTTCTGTCCATAGTTATTGTACTGCCGTTATCACCCCACAAAGCCTGAGTATACAAACGACTTTGAGTGTTTATCTGCGGGTCATAACCACCAATCGCGGGGTATCTGTAGTTGGTTGAGTTACTGCCGCCAAGACTGGACGCAGTGACAGCCTCTGTGGCTGTGCTTGGCACTAAGCCAGCGTTCTTATAGTACTCCGACATTGAGTGCGGTGCAGAGCCGCCAAACTCCGCAGCTATCTGACTTAGTGAGATGACAGAACCAGATGACTGTAATGTCATTAGACTGAACCAAACGCTGAAATATCATTTTCACTTGTTATTGCGCCATTTGTAGCAATCTTTGCTACGGTTGAGGAGCCATATGTGAAGACTAAATTGTTAGAGCCATCAACAGATATTGACCAACCACTACCACCACTAAGACTTAAGTTGTTACCCAAAGCACTGGATGCCGAACCCCAGCTTAACTGACCCGAACCATTGGTAATTAAAACTTGATTGCTTGAACCCTGTCCTTGCGGAAAGTTGTTTCCATCCAAAACCACTGAGCCAGTTCCATTGGGGGTAATTGTGATATCCCCGTTAGTGTCTGTAGAGGTTATTGCGTTTCCGTTTATATTTATGTTGTCAACGTCAAGGTCACCAGTGATATCAGTCGTGCCAGTAATTGTTGTGTTACCAGCAGCTAAAGTTCCTGACCCTACAATGTTCGATGAAACATTTAGTATGCCAGTTACATCCACACCACCAGACACAGCTTCAGCTTTAGTTGTTCCGTTGTGACGGAGTTGATTTGCCGCGCCCTCTGAGAGAGAGTGAACGGAATTAACTCCATCAGTGTGAATTATGCCAGATGAGTTTGCGTAGACAGTAGCGGTGGTGGCATTGGTTCCAACCTGAAAGGTTATATTCTTACTATAGCCGTTAATAACGTTGATTACTTTTTTGACAGAACCGGGAAGGGTTACAGTTACCGCGCCTGAGGGGGAGCCTGAATACTGGTATGTTGCAAACCTTGTTGACTGGTTCGCCGTTCCATCAGAAGGGGCGGTTATGGTCTGTGATGTGGCACTGGAAGAGATGGCGTAGATACCAGCGATTGCCTCATCAATCATATCAAAATTGGTATTGGTTATATCTCCCCAAGAATTGGCGTTCTCACCCGTTCCCTGTTTTTCAAAACCAATGTTAGTGTATGTCGATGCCATTACAATCCCCAATAAAAAAGCCTCACTTTACGGTGAGGCACATTCCTTATTTTAATATATCATACCGTTAAGTGATACGGCTGAACTATCTCAGCCAGTTGGCCCAGCTTTCAGCATTAGTTGAAGTTGTTAAGTCAGCCCAAGATTCGGTGGACGAGGATGACATAGAGGTCCAGTTCTCCACTGTGCTTGTAGGTAGGGCGGTCCACAAAATTACTCCATCTGCTGTTTGGATAAACAAAAACTCTTGTGGGCAAATGCCAGAGTATGTAGCAGAGGGTAGAGTGGACTGAACAAAGGAACTCTGTACTGCCATAGAGTCATTCATTATTTTTGAAGCAAAGGATGACTGCGTAAAGTTCGATGATTGTGTTGACAGGGCAGAGCGTATCGCAACACTTGCAGAGCCTTGAGTAAAGTTAGCTGAAGATTCAACCGTACCTACAGACGTTATGTTTCCTGATGACTGCTCAGTAAAAGAAGTTATTTGTGTATTTACGCCATTCGCCAGGAGCAAGCCATTAGATGACAGTGTAAAGAACGAGTCTAAAGAGGCTTCTGTAACCTTTATTTTGTTGGCGGCGGCGGCGCTATCAAAGCTGCTGATGTATTCCTGAACCCCAGAGAGTATGGCAGATGGGGTTGATGTCTGGGTAAAATTTATATCCCCAGTCATAACGCCTGAGAAAACACCTACCCCGATAGAGGCTTTGATTGATGTGCCGTCTAAATCAAGAACACCTGTGAAGACTGGTGAGGCATTTGCTGAACTCGTAAAACTTGTCTCTAGTGTTTCAGCACCAAAAAGCATTACTCCTTGGGAAGCAATAGCTCTTTCGGATAATGCCAATTCACCGAACATTAACCAGCAATCTCTGTTAATATCATGCTCTGCACACCACCATTACCTTGCCACCCAACATAGACATAGTTAGAGCCAGCAAAACTCCGAAATCTCAATGTGTAAGTAGTTGCGCTAGTTGTAGACGGGCTGTCTAAATATTGAAAAGATAGCGTCTCCCAATCGTCATTTTGTTGCGCCCCCATAAGTTTCCCACCTTCTAAGTCAGTAGAACCTCTTTTTAATCCAAACTCTCCATAATCACCGCTTGACGATGTTTTTTGTTGAGAGGTTACCATAACAAGAATTTTACTGCTTGTTGAGGATGGCGTAATAGCGCAATTCAAAGCAGCGTCAACGAATGATTGCGAGTTTGTGTTAACTTGATTATTTGCAATCACATTAGAAACAACCTGCAACACACTACCAGTAGGCAAACTTGCTGTTACAATTTTACCAGACGGGACTGTGGTGCTTGTCCCCA